CCCGCGTTCCAAAGATGGAATATACATGTCAATTGTACTGTATAAGTCATATCCCACCGAACCTGGTGATGCTCGTGTAGGAATGACTGCGTTGTCTGTTAACCGTTTGATTAATAGCTTCATTTATTTATAACGTAGAAAATCTTTATCCTCTTTTATAAAATTATTTATGGTACTTAATTAAATGATCCTATTAAATCTATAAATCATTGTATTATAAACATTTGTTTCGTATATAAATGAAGCCAGAATTCTATGCGATCATGGAAGATTTAACAAATCTTATGACATACATCGATCAGATATCCGGAAAAATTCCAGAGAATTTGTATCTTGAAATGATGAATAGTATGAAACGTATTCATGCTTCGATGTCAGGTAATATAGCATTTCATGAGGACACGTTTTATTATACATCCGATGAAGATAATTATCAAATCCAAACCGAATACCCGAATGATGAACTGTTTATACATTCACCTCGTTCTTTGTCGATAGATGCCCAGCTAGAAGAAATCGATAATCATTTGGAAGACATCAGAGATGTTACATACCAAATGCAAATGGCGTGGAATAACATGTTAAATTACAGGGACGAACGTGATATATTAATCAGCTCAAATAATAATAATATTCGCCGTATCACATATAAAATCAAACAAGATGCTATAGAAGATTGGTGTGAGAGGAATAAATGTTTCACGTTCTCAGGTGAGGCGTGTGAGCTTGTAGGACATGAAAACAAGAATACAGTATATCATCGTGAAGACTGGAAATGGGATAGAGTAATGAAATATGGTCTTTCCGCGATTTTATATAATATTGGAAGTGATGAAGATGTAACATCATTACGGAGTGGAGTGAAACTTGAATTGGATGATATTACACTGAAAACATATAAATGTCTGATTGGCTATGAAGAGTCTATATACTCTTCGTATAAGAGTGTGACAAATCATAAACGAGAATATAACAAACGACGTATCGTGAATATTGATGAAATGATATGTAGGATTTGTCACCAGCTATCCATTTTACAAGAATCATGTGCATCAAAAGAGGAAAAATTATCTGAACTTGGTTATAGTGTACCGGGTCGCGATCATTGGAATGGTGAAACAATGCAGATGAATTACCAGGTGAGAACAAACACTGGATATTCTGATGACGCGGCTATCCATGGTTTTCACGAATCATTGGTGCGTCACCTCGGAACATTGGATTAAATGTTATTCTCAACAAATTACGAAGTGTTTAAAAATAATGATAGATGATAGTTTACAATAAAATAATTATAATATTGCATATATATATGAACAATAGTATTGTGATAGACAATGTATATAGAGCTACTAATATGAGTGAACTTAGTGAAGTATCATCTCGACTGTTGCAAAAGTACGGTAATAATAAACAAAAAACCTTAACAATTATGAATTTGTATAAAAAGCGCCGAGATCTTATGAAGAAGGGTAAAGATATTCACAAGGTTTATACATACACACCCGGTAATACTAATAAATTAAAAGATGTCGGAACAATTATAAGCAAAAAAAATCAAAGTATGGCAGATTATATACGAAGTAAATCGTCATTTAGAAATGGGCAGCGTGTACCAGGTTTTGAAAGTAAGAAATTTACAGCTGTTAAACCTTTCATCATCTTTGGTAAGAAAGTCAATGGGTTTGTGTCGGTCCCTCCCTCACTTGATTTAGAAGAAGCGCACGGATATGCTAGGTTTATAGAAAGATCGCTCACTGCATTACGAATTGGGAAATTGGGTAAACCACTCAAGATGCGGTCAGAAAATATATATGCGTGGAAGTCCATAAGATCAAATAAATATAATAACCAATCACCCGAATCTGGATTTAAAAACGGTGATAACCTTAAAATTAAATTTACTGCGATTACATCGGATCAGGGAGGAGCGATTTTTTTTTGAATATGAATTACACCTAAGATTGTATTCATCGTGTTATTTTACCCAAACAAAATATGGACATTGTAATTGACTGGTTGGGTATAACCAGTTCTGTATTAATATCGATAATGTTCATCCCCCAAATTATACACGTCTACATTACAAAAGATACACATGCGATTAATTATTTATTTCTGGTTATCAACCTTATTGCGAGTGTGTTGGGGTTAATTTACTCAATTTATCTCATCATTATACCCATGATAATAGCAAATACATCTGCGGGGTTTTTTTCACTGTCACTATTAATTATGAAATATACAAATAATTCGACACACAATGCATTTGATGTTGTTACATCGAATGTGTGAAAATAGTGTTCCATATTTGACGAACATGTGTAATATACTGCTTAAAGGTTTCATTACTAATACATATATGCTGAGATGTCCGAGTGGTCTAAGGAGGACGACTTAAGATCGTCTGTGCTATGCACGCGCGGGTTCGAACCCCGCTCTCAGCAATTTTAGGCTTGTAGTGAAACGGATATCACTTTAGACTTCTAATCTAACATTCCGGGTTCGATTCCCGGCAAGTCTGATATGATTGTTTACATCATTCACTTCACTTTAATAATTGGTGAAGTGAATCATATATTCGATGTATATTTTTTTAACTTATTTGAAACTAGTTGGTAGTGTAGAGTGAGAGCTAAAAGGTTTCGGTTCATTCATTTTATTCATGATATAATTTTCTGTACTTTGAAGTTCCTCTCGTTTCGTATCGTCGAGACCCTCGTCGCGTTCTACTGTCTGATCACCTGTCAATTCTATATCTTCAGTTATCTCATCATCCATCACAACTTCACTTGTATCTACAATTTCATCCACGAGACCGAGCCAGTCGAAAAAACAATTCCTTAATTGCTTGACTGAAAATATGAGAATAAGAGGTATAACGATTAAAAGGAATATAAAAAACCCTAGACCCATACTTAAACGAGAATAATACATGATATGTTATACGTATATTTTATTTCTTTGTACATGTTATGATAGTAAAACTCATAAAAAGCCCCAATCCAGAAAAAAAATTTAGAGTTGTATTCGAAACTGGTGGACATGTCGATTTTGGGGGTAAAGGATATTCAGACTTTACAATTCACAAAAATTATTCGCGAATGAAAAGATATCTCGCACGCCATGGTCGTATGCGGGAAAATTGGACTAAAACTGGTATTAGAACGGCTGGATTTTGGTCCAGGTGGCTCTTGTGGTCGAAACCATCATTAAAAGAAGCTAAAATGTTGTTAGCGAAGCGTTTCGGTGTAAAATTTTCTTAGAAAAAATTATCCGTTCTGTATAATTTAGCCTGATAGGAATTAGATTTGCCAAGAATGTTGACATCCTCGTTACCATATAACTCATTACAACCGATATCATCCATACAATCTTTACCGTTATGAGATACAGGGATCGAGTATATTTGGTTACCCGGTGTAGAGGTGTAATAATGATATTGATCTCGTCTCCCGCGAACCTCTTTTCCATATAATGGAAGAGTCTCTTCGTTTTCACCTACAAGAAGACCTAATTGTTGTAATGAATTTGGATTGTATTCTTTTATAGGAGGATCCCTAAATTCGGGTTGTCTAGGACGTCGATATGTCGGTTGAGGTGGGTGGATGTGTATAGGCGTTGGAATTTGATCGCGTTTATTTTGTTTATCAAGTAAATAAATGATGACTAATAAAAGTATAAATATGAATAGTAATGCTAACGTGCTACTCGCGTTACGCTTCATTTATATTTATATATATTCAGAAAAAAAAATATTCATATGTATAAATGGATAATCGTGAAAAAGATAATAAATCCAATAAGAAAGGTAAGAAGATTGATAAGGAATGGTCTCTAGAACAAACTGACATTTTGAAAAAATGGGGTGAAGCGGCTGCGTGTTATAGGTATATGCATAATCACGCATATCTTGTTTTTAAGAGAAAAAATTATAATTATTCGTTACCTGTAATTATATTATCCACAATCACAGGAACTGCGAATTTTGCGCAAAGTTCATTACCTGAAAACATAAGATCGACCGCACCAGCTATTATAGGTGGTATGAATCTCATAGCTGGCATCATAGCAACAGTAATGCAATTTCTGAAAATATCTGAACTAATGGAAGGGCATCGAGTCGCTTCACTACAATACGGTAAACTTTCAAGAACAATCCGCCTCGAATTATCATTACCGTTTAACGAAAGATCCTTTGATGGTAGTACGATGATAGATATGTGTAAAGCTGAATATGACAAATTGGTTGAACAGTCACCTCCGTTAGATGATACAATAGTTAAATCGTTTGAAAACCAATTTAACGATGAAAAGACTGACTTTAAACTTACTAAACCTGAAATTATGCATATAGAACCTATAGAACTATTTACAAACGAGGAACATACAAACGCACGAATGTTGAAAACCGAGTTAATAGAAATGCAAAAATCACATACTCTGAGACACAGAACTACTGGGAAGACCCCCATTGATAACGAAAAACGTGTAGATGTTGGAGATTTAAATGAAGTAATTATAAAATAACTGAAAGGCGGTGTATAATATATAGAATCATTAGAAAAAGTATAATATTAAAGATACCAATGCAGATCAAGTAAGGAAAAACCCTCCTTTTTATAGGTTCTAGAATCCTTGCTTGAATTGTATCACTTTCCAAAAAAATATCTAATGCTTGATCAGTAATATCATCAGTTATGGATTCTTTCATTAAAGTAATACCACAAAAAAAATCTCTTCCACCGACGCTACATGTAAATGAGATCAAAATCCTCGAAAAATATATACATGATAAAGAAAATGTATTTATATGTGGACCTATTGGCTGTGGAAAAAGTTTTATTGTAAATAATGTATTAGATTCACGAAACACTATCGAATTACATTCAGAACTTTTTCAAAGGAAGAATGCTTTCATGAATCTTGTAGGTGATACCAATTCTAATATCTTGATAGATGGATATGACTCTTCTATCCATGGACATAAACAAATAATAGATCGAATATCAGGAAAAAATGAACGACTTACGAATGGGTCTGTGATAGTAACTTCTACAGCGATACACATGCTACCAAATTTTAAACTCATCATAATCCATAAAAAAACACCGGATATGATATTTTCGCTAGCATGCACAAACCCTAAGGCTCGTGTGGCAGCAGAAAAATGTAAGGGTAACATACGCGATTTTTTTCACTATATAAACCATTCGGATATAAAAGATGTCTTCAAAACATCAAAGGATATAGTGATCGATATATTATCACGTAAAGGAAGTATGGATATTTCTCAGACGATGCATGAACATGGTCATATATTAGATGTTATTCATGGAAATTACTTGAATTCTGTTGGTAGTAATATAAACAATATTATTAATTCTCTAGTTGACGCGGATGTGTATGACACTCAAATGTATAAAGGTGAATGGAATTATATGCCTTATTATATTGCAAGTGGTATGGCGACACCTAAATTAAACATGGGTGATCCAATTCCCGTTGATAAAATACAACCTGGTAGTATGTGGACAAAATATGGTAACTTTAAGATGCGTCAAAACAGACTCCGTGGGATCCAGGCTAGAAATATAACTAAAATAGGAATGGATGAATTGGGGCTTCTCCGCCAATATGCAATCATGGGAAATGTGGATGTTTTATTGGAATATAAACTTGAACCATTGGATTTTGATATTATGAATCATCTTGCTGTCGGTAACAAATTAAGACCTGCAGAAGTTACTAAAGTTAAAAAGAAGATGCGTAATCTGTTAAATGAGTAGCTCCGGGAGTGATACAGATGATGATAACGACGTCATTCGTGTTAACGGGTGTGATATTTATTATTATGGACACGTCGACCGTGAGAATGCTTTGAATTTTATAGATGAATTTAAGAAGTTAGAGGTTGACCTTCTGAAGAAATCTATCGAGTTACCCGGCTATAACCCAATGATTCGTGTCCATATTCATAGTGATGGTGGTTGTGTCTTTTCGGGTTTGAACATCATGGACGTGTTGAAATCATCACGTATCGATGTCGTTACCATCGCGGAGGGTACATGTTGTAGTGCTGCTACATTCATTCTGTTAGGTGGTAATCGAAAACTAATGAACAAACATTCATTTGTGCTCATCCACCAATTATCGACTGGGTTTTTTGGAAATTACCACGAGTTACGCGACGAAATGAAGACATGTAAAAAGATTATGAATACCATAAAATCTATATATACCAGCGAAACGAAAATTCCGAAGGAGAAAATGACAGAGTTCATGAAGAAGGATGTATACTTAGGGTATGAAGAGTGTCTCAAATACGAGATTGTGAGTGGCCATTTTTAATAATCATATATCTCCTGTACATATACAGAATTCCAAAAATGATAATCACCACACTGACTGTATTCATATTCATCGGAACGTTTATTAATGGATCAGCCTTAAGTCGATTCATTCTCTCATAATTTACCACTGGAATCATCTATTAATATGAACACAATTTTTACCACCGACAAAAACGGCAAGAAGCGCTACATCGACATCAGGGTCGAAGAGCAGAACGGCTGTTGGTGTATTGTTAAGGCGTCAGGTCAGATTGGGGGAAAAGAAGCTACATCTGTGACTGAAGTCCCACTCGGTTATGAAAGTGCTGTGAAACGTGCGAACACGATATGGAAAAATTTGAACACTAAGGCTACTACAATCCTACCCATGCTCGCTAACAAGTGGGAAAGTCGTAAAAAGTATATCAGTCAACCCTTTTACGTTCAACCTAAATTGGACGGTGTCCGTCTTTTGGTATCCAGGGATGGGGG